GGATCACCTGTGCCAACAACTGGCACACGTCCAGTTGCGTCTTGGGACAGGTGGGGCGCGGTAAAGTCCAGCAACGCGCCTGATGTGCCATGCGCAAACACAGACGTTGGATCAAACGTGCGGCGACGTTTGGTGCGTTTGAGGGCTATTCCCAGTCGCATCAGAGCCAAGCTTTCAAATCCGTTGCGGTGGTTTCATAGTCCTGCCCGGCTATGGTTGCTGAGGTGCGCACTCTGTGGGCGCGAATGGGAAGCACATCACCGGGTTCCAGAGTGTAATTTTCGACGTTCCCCTTGGCGTCCTCAATCAAAACGACGCCGCCAGAATTGGCATATATGGCCCTTGGGCGTGGCGTAAGAACCATATCAAGTTCAATGCGCATATGTTGTGTTGCGGGGCTTTCCAGTCCAGGCGCGAACTGCTGTGTGCGGAATGGATCTTCTACAGGCATTGTGTCTTTCCTTACTTGTCGGCTTTCTTGTCGATTTTTTCTTCAATCCGTTTCAGGTGGTTTTTGATATCTTCAAACCCCGTTTTCATGTCTTGGCGGTCTCGATTTTGGAGCGCTTCCAAGAGGGTTACACGGCCTTTGAGGTTGAACCAGGCACCGGCCACAACCACCAATGTTCCGCCCCATGTGATGATGTCTTTGAGTTCAACGTGCACGGAATGTTCCTTTCACGATGCGGCGCAGATGCCAGCGCAGTGCACCGATGCGCACACCAACATACATTGCCTTGCGCCAAGGATTGGCGAGACCCAGAACACCAAGCGCACGGTAAAAGACCTGATCGCAATACAGGCGTGTGTACTGGCCACTTTCCAACATCCAATCGTGAAGGGCCGTGGCTTGGATGTAATTGGGGTGCGCCATTGGCACCAAAAGCCGGCATGGCAAAGGCACAGAGGCCCCATCAAAGGGAAAGCCATCTGGCACGTTGATTTCCCTATCCGACTCATCCGGGCGCACATCGACATAGGAAAACCCGCCTATCACTTCCCATTTGGGCCGCTGAAACCCCGGCGGCAGAAAGCGTTTCAATCCGGTTTCTGTAGTGGGCACAGCCATAATGATCAAAGGATGCGTGAATGTAGACATGCGCGTTAGACCTCACCATCTGGGGACGGCATGCGCCGCTTGGCGCTGGCCTGCGTGTGGCGATCGCAGAGATCCACGGGGTAGATCCCGGCAGCACAGCCACGCGCCACGGTGTCATCTATGCGGTCCTGATCTTTCAAGGTAAGACCCTGTGCGCCGGGCAGCTTTTGACCAATTGCGCGCTTAACGCCGTTCACAGTCGCCGGTTGCGAAGTCGTACACGCCGCCATCATCAGCACAACGCCCAAACACACTACTTGCTTGATCGGCTGCATCGCCAGCCTCCTGATTTTGAGTGGTTATATCGGCCTCAGCGCTATCACGTCCGAGGCTGTATATGCTGGCAGCGGCGGCACAGATTGCCGCTACTGCCAACGCGAGAAGCCATTGCCGGGGCATTAGGCCAACCCGTCCAGACAGAGCACGGACGCCGCTGAGCGCCGGTTGATCAACCCGCGCAACACTCTGCCACCCGCACGGTTGAACCAGCCCATAGCGTCACACGCACCCGCAATATCCGCCTTGTTCAGGCGTTTGACGGCAGTGCTTTTCGCGGATCGAGCAACACCCACGTTATAGGCCAGATCGGTGAATGCGACATCGCGCTTAAGCGGCATGCGCAGCGCCATCGTATCCTCACTGAAAGCAGGCCGTAGATTGTCGCGGTACGCTATAACCTCACGGGCCAACATGGCATCACATTCCGCCTTGGAATAGCTATCGCCCAGTTTCACCCCTTTGGTTTCACCATAGCAGACTGTAGGGACGCCCACGACGTCCAGATAAGCCTCAAGCCGCAAACCTTCCCATCCGCCAATGAAGGGCACCGCCATTTCCAAAAACGCGGCATCATAGGCCGCTACCGGATCTGCAGCAGGCTGAACCGCAGCCGCCTGAGGTTCAGCCATGTTGTCCAGATTGCCAGGCCCCCGGACCTGGCCGAACATTAAGACACCGGCCATAAACACTGCCACAACCGCAATGGCCCAGGGGGAATTCGTCTTAGATCGGTCAATGCCCTGATCCCGGATGCGACCAATGATCCCCCAGACCAGCAGGAGCACACCCGCGATCCACCAAAGACGGGGGTTGGTATCAACTTCAAAGACCAGATAGATCATTTCCGGCACGGTTAGGCACGAAAGGCCAAGGTATTGCGCCCACATGCTGTGCGCATTCAGGGCAATGTCTTTCCAATTTGAGATCAGTTTCATGATATCCTCAGAATGTTGTGTGTGAAGAAGGGCGGATCAGATCTTGAGATCTGTTAAGACAAAGACCTGCAGGCGCAGCACGTGCTTTGCCCAGGCTTGCATGTTGGTGGCGGAATTCGCGGTGAACGCGTAGCGCCGCAGACGCCAGGACAGAAATTCAAGCACCAACTCTTCAATGAGATCCTCAGAAAGCGGTTCTGCATCGAACTTGGACAACTTGCCCAAGAGGCGCTGTGCGATGTCTTCTCCCTGCTGGATTGCACAATCAAACGCAGCAACGGCAAGCGGTGCGGGCAGGTCATCACAGCGCAGCGCATCCCAGATCTTGCGCGCATCCGAAGCGGCGCGCCCGTTGCCCTGACCGCTCATGCTGAATTGCACAGCCTGGTCAAAAACCGATGGGGGCGGTGTGGTTTCTTCCTCTGGTGGGGGTGCATCCTTTGGCACCTCACCCTTGGCGGGTTGATCCTTTTGTGGGGCTTCGGGGGTATCCACCTCAGGTGTTTCTATTGAGGCTGTTTGGCTGTCAACCTCTGATTGCGGCTTATTGCCAGCAGCTTTTGGGGTGGTTCGTTTGGTTGCCATGTTGTGTCCTTTCAAGGGTTTGACAGTTTGAAACGTTAGCGTTGACGCACCTCTAGCCCGTGCGCGCGCAGGGCTTCGGTGAGTTGATCGGCCACCTCTTGGCCAATGTCTGGAGCTAGAAAATCGACGCCTTCGCGTTCGAGGTCTTCGACGGCACGCACAAGCCAAGGGTCGCCTTTGCGGGCGGGCTGTGTGACGGATTTCACGGGGTGGCTTGCGCCTTTCCAATACAGGCCTTTGCCTTTCTTGGGTTTTATGGTCAGCGCGGGCCGCCCATCATGCACCGCGCGTGCATAGGGCGTGTTGGCGGATAAGATTGCGCCATCAGATCCATGTGGCTCCACCACATGCGATTTGCGTAGATCCCCAGTATCAAACGGCACATTGCCTTGGCGGGTTGCAATCTCTCGCAGCTTCTCCGCCACTTTCAGGGCCATGGTTTGCAGATCCAGCGTCATGACAGCACATCCACACCAAGACCGGTGGCGCCACCCGGCTTTCCGCGCCCATCCGCAGCCAGCGCAACCGCCCAAAACAGGTCGCCGTGCCCATCTTCGTTGCGTTCGGCATCGTATTTGATGCTGGTGCCACTGGCGATTTTCTGGATGGAGTGCATCTGCGCCAGGACATCCGGGTCATTGGGCAGCAGAAGGCGGCGCTCTTCGGCCAGTTTTAGCATGTTCAGTGCAAGCTTGGCCTTGCGCTGTGCGGAGAACCACACGCCTTCAAACCGTTCCGGGCTGGCAGTGTGCAGTTCCTCTGCCAGCTGCATACCCATGCCGGTTTTGTCAATCTTCCAGCCTTCGATATCGAACCGCCCGTCAACCTCATGGATGCGGGCTTTTTGCGCATCAAACTTGAGGCCCTTGTGCATTTCATGGTGGATCAGCGCAAAACGGTCATTCCATTTTTTGCCGTTGCTTTCTTGGCCCACCAGCGCAATGGCCGTGCGGTCATTGATACGGCCCACGTCGATACCGCCGCGCAGGCGGCCGTAATCTGGCTTGATGATTTGCGCAGTTGTGAGCGAGTGCAATAGCTCCCAGGACAAAAGCGCAGAGCCGTTTTCCGCCCACTGGCACTCGTAGAACATTGCCCAGCTTTCGCTGTCAAACAGCATGCGCAGCTCATCCAGACCGCCGGGCAATGGCATGCCCTGGGCAATGGCATCCTCAATCGTATAGGTTCTGCGCCACCAGTGGCTATGCTTGTTCTTGTGGTTGGTAGCGATTTCCCAGAACAAAGATCCGGGCAGGAATGGCGTGCTGAATACGGTTACGCGCCCGCCGATGGCTGTGATGGACGGGATCACCGCCGCCCAAAGCATATTCTGGTTGCGCACCCATGCGAATTCATCAAGCCAGACATCCCCCGGCCAACCCTGTGCGGTACGGAAGTTGGTGGAAATGGCAACGATATCCGCGCCCATGACGGTAATTTTGTTTGCCTTATCTACCTCTAGCAAAACATCCAGCCGCTCGGCGTGGTGGCGCACGTAGTTAAGAATAATTTGCGCCTGCCGCTCTGATGCTGAAACCACAATTTGAGGACGCCCGGCCATGGCCCCCAACAGCACCGCCAAGCCCACGACATAGGAGAACCCGATTTGGCGCGCTTTCAGGATGATGCGGAACCGCTCTTCACTTTCCAGGAACTCGCGCTGGTATTCGTAAAGGCCATATTCCGGGTCGGTGACGCGCGCCAGGGCGGTTTCGCACACGGCGCTGGCCACTTTGGGGCGCGGCTTGGGCTTTGGAGCGTTTTTCTGCATGCGTTCCAGTGTTTTGGACAGCATGGCCAGCCGTTGCGCTTGGGCGTTTGTAGGGTTCTTTAACCGGGTAAGGCGCAGGATTTGGGCTTCAAGCCCTTGCGTCGTCTCGCGCCGCTTGCGCAGCTCTGCAGACCAATCCCCTGCCTTGATCCAGTCGCGCACCGTGCGATCAGAACACCCGATGCGGGCTGCAATCTCTGGGGGGCTGTCTCCGGCCAGATACTCAGCCAATGCCTGCTCTTTTTGTGCGTCTGTGTATTTGGCAGGTCGGCCCCGCCTCTTGGGTGCGCCTGAGAGCCGCTCAGCGAGTCCCTGAGAGGTTTTATCGCCTGAAATGGATGCTGGGTGCGGAACCACACCTTGCGCCTCTGTATGGGGCTTATTTTGGGGTTTGGATTTTGAGGAGGTGTCAGTCATAGCGCGACAGAGCCTCAAAGCCGCATCAGGAGCGCGGCCAGCGTCTCAATCGGATCAGGAGGTGCGCTCCGCTCAACGCGCGTTTCTGTGGCCTCTGTGGCGCTCTGCGACTGTTTGCTGGCCCCGCGAAAAAGCAACTTGGCTTCCTCAGCCGTCAAGATCCCGGCTTGCACCAGTCCGGGCAGGTCTTCGGCATCATCCTTTGGTGGGGTTAAATCCAGCGGGCGGAACAGAATTTCATTATCAGCAAGGGGCCTGTCTGGATCACCAGGCTTTAGCCCAAGCTCTCTCAAAAGCGGGCGGATCTGGTCCAACATGCGGCGGCGTTTGGGTTTAAGCGTAAGGTGCTCAAAGGTAAACAACTGGCCGGAGACTTCACCACCGCCGCCTAATGCGCCAGCAGTCATGATGCCCATCATGCGCGGTGGAACCCCGTGCGCCACCGGCATGCGATCACGTGCAGCGTCTAACAGTTTGAGAAAGTCCCCGTCTTTGACGTCGCCTGTTAGTTTCTGAAATTCTACCTCACCATCTTCCCCGGTTGTCAAAACAAGGGTTCGGTGCGCGTTTCCCAAGCCTTGAAATTCGGAGCGGAAAAAATCACGGATGGCTGTTTTCTGATCGGCGCTTGGCGTCACACCTTTGAAGATGACGGCATATTCAGGGATCGCATTGTTTTTGAAAAAGGATGCATTGTAGCGCGTTGCTGCATACGCCAGTTCCAGCATGCCCTCTGCGCCAATCCAGGTGGGGTAAGCATATCGCCGCCCCATTGGGCAGGGTTCGCGCAGATGAATGATTTCATCAGGGGTGAAAGTGATCTTTTTTGTATTGCCATTTGGCAGATTGATGCGCTGCATGAACCCGGCGCGATAACGGCTCATTGTGATCGCAGGCAAACGGCGCAGGCCTATGATGCGTTCACCATCATTGGAGCGGATCTTTTGCAGGAAAGCGTTTGCAAAGGTTTCAAGATCCAGCCCCAGGAGCGTAAACATTTCCGCAGCCCCGGTTTCGCAAAGATCTTCTATCTGTTCTGCAGCCCCAATCAGGCCGCCACCAAAGGCACTTTCGGCCTTGATCTGGATGGCCCGGCCATGTTCAGGGCTTGCGCGATACAGAGTTGCCAGATTGTTTGGATCAATTGGCCATAGAAATTCACCATCCAGCCCCGCCTCATTTCGGCTGGAAAGCAGGGTTTCAACATCAGATTTTTCCAACTGAATGGTGATCTGATCAGCGGTGCTGGATGTGTCTGTATCTTTGCTCATGAGGCAAGAGATACAGGGCAAATTTGTTGCGGGATATTCCCCTAAGCGTTTGAAAGTTTAGTAATAAACCAGAACTCACTTACCCATCTTTCACGATGAATTCCAATCGGGCAAGACTGTTTTCAGCAAATGTTGAAACCCATTGGAGACAGCCCCTTGGCCCAGCTAAAAGACCTATCTGTCAGCTTTCTTTCGCTGGTGTCGGCACCTGCCACAGGCAAGGGTTTGCATCTGAAATCCGTAAAGCCGAATGAGCGCGCAGCCCCCTTTGATCTGGTTGTCAAAAACGATGAAATGATGCGCGCTTATGGTGTGGTCTATGCCCCGGACCAGGAGGATGCGCATGGCGATACCGCAGATGCGGACACTATTCGCCGCGCCGCCACTGAATTCATGCGGGAAAGTCGCCTTAAAAACATCGACACCGAGCATTCTTTCAACACGGAAATGGCTTTTGTGGCGGAAAGCTGGCTTGTGCGTAAAGGCGATGCACTGTTTCCCGATGAACCGGAGGGCGCATGGGCGGTTGGCATCCAGATTGGTGATCCCGATCTATGGAAGAAACTGAAATCCGGCGAATTGACGGGCATTTCTTTGGCTGGAATTGCCCGCGTACAACCGGCTGAGCCGCGCACCAGCTACACCGAGAAAGACACGGATACAGGGCTTGTCAAAGCTTTGTTGCGTGCGCTGACAGGCAAGAACACCCCCGAAAATCCTACCGAGGAGATTGATATGAAAGAGGACCAAGTGCGCGATATCGTGCGCTCTGAGGTCGGATCTGCTGTGACAGAGGCGCTCAAAACCGCTGGCATTGGCAAAACCACCGACACAACTGACAAACAGGCCGATGTTGAAAAGGCTGTGGCCGCCGCGCTCAAAGCTGCTGGCGTTGAGCCAGTGGAGCCAGAGCAGAGCGATATTGAAAAAGCCGTAGATGCTGCACTGAAGGCTCGTGGCATCAAACCGAAATCTGAAAGCCCTGACACCGAGCTGACCAAGGCAATCGGCACCCAAGTCGAAGACGCTGTTGCCAAGGCGCTGGCCAAGGGCGCGATTGAAACGGACCCGGCAACGGGCACCGGCGAGGAGAGCTTTGCATGAGCCTGATCACGATTAAATCCGGCCCGCAACAGGGTCAGCGCATGCAGGATTTTGAGGCCGTCGCCAAGGGCCTGATTGAACCGGAAGATCTGCGCAATGGCGGCAATCTGTCTGCGCAGGCGTCGAACAAGCTGATCACGATGCTGTTCGCGGACACGTTCCTGTCGAAAGTGACCACCATTCGCATGTCCAAACTGACACGTGATGTGGATGTGATGGATATTATGCGCCGCCAGCTCGTGCGTGTGGCACAGGGTCAGGAACCCGCAGATGATGATCTGACCGGTGCGGGCGAGTTTGGCTGTAAACTGACTGCGTTGGACGCCCAGCTCTTTGCCACGCTGACCTTGGATTTCCTACGCGAAAACAAAGACAATCCCCAGCTTCAGCGGGATGTCGAGAAGGGTTTCAACACCCGCCTGGGCAATGACATTGTGGATCTGGGCTTCAACGGTGTGGCCGATGACGCAGCGGGTGCGGATCGGGCGGCCAAATTCATTCGTCTTAACAAGGGCTGGCTGCAGATCGCGCGCGAGGCCGAAAAAACACCCAAAGTCAACATCGACCCCGCCACCGATGGCTGGGTGACATCGCTCAAAATCATCATGGAAGCGCAGGATGATCGTGCCCGTTCCATGTCGTCGTTTGTGATGAACGAAGCGGATGCGGACGAATATGCCGAGGAAATCAACGCACCTGTCACGGGGCATGAGGTTCAGACGGCCAGCCCTGCGCGCCGCTATAAGGGCAAGGTAATCGAAGCGCATCCCGATATGCCGCGCGGCAAGGTGTTGTGCACGCCGATGAAAAACCTTGTGCACGGTCTGCACACCACCATTGACCGCAACCGCGCCTATCACAACCGCCGCCGTGCGCTCGAATATACGTTCGACATGTCGTTTGATTTCGAGATCGCGGTGAAACAATTCGCGGTTCTGGGCGAGTAGTCATGTCTGAGGCTGCAACCGTCACACCTGATGAGATCCGGGCATACGCCAACCTACCCAAAGAGGTGCCTGATGATCTGCTTGCCAAGCATCTGAAGATTGGCGAACGCGATCTGATGCGCGCAACAGGTGTGACGGCGGCTCCTGAAGGTCTGAGCCAAGAATGGGCTGAGGCGCATACCGTGTGCGCCCTGGCCAGTGTCTTTGCCTGGTTAAACACCTTTGCATTGAGCGGTGCGGCCAAGGTGGGGCGTTTGGAAGGCTCCGTAGAATATCGGTTTTTGACCCCGGAAGAGGTCAAGGATCACACGACAAACCTAACCGCCCGCTTTGAGGAGCTGGTGGCCATCATCACCCCCAATGAGGATGACAAAGCCGGACAGGACCAAATGTCCGTCGGCGTTGTTTCCATGATTGCGATCTGAGGAAACCCTATGCGCTTACGCAAACAAGCTGCTGATGCTTTGCATATTCGCCTGCAACAGACCTTCCCTGAGGCCTTGGATACGGTATGGGACACGCAAGCGGTTGTGATTGCAGTCGAAACACTCAAGTTTACGCCAGCGGGCGGGCACAAGGGCGATTGGGTGCGCAAGGCAAGCTTTGAAGGCGTGTTACGCGCTGAGATCCGCATAGACCACGTGGATGATGCCTTGCCCGAACTCTTGGCAATCTCCCTGACAAGTGACCCGATGTTTCTGGAATTGCCTGATCCAGTGTTGCAGCAAATTGCCTTTGGTGAGGCGTGGTCAAAAGCCCGGTTGATGTTCAAGGACGCACGGGATGTGGTGCGTGATCAATCGGTGGTGTCTGCCCTGCGCTTTGATGCCCATGGTGAACTTTATGTGCATGACGCTGATCCCGGACGCCCGGAAGAGGGGCACATGCTATGATGCGCAATTCCCGTAGAACTCAAAATGACACTGAGCGCCGCCTGGGCGGAATGGTGGGTATGGGCAAGATCGTTGATGTGCGCCTTACTGATTACACCGCACGCGTCAAAGATGGCGACTTGGTGACGGGCTGGTTGCGTATGGGGATGATGCGCGCCAACGGTGCCCAACAGACATGGCCTTACACCAAGGGTGAAGAGGTCGGCTATGTCACGATTTCCGGGGACGCGCAGGAGGGGTTCATTCTCTGCGCCTTGGCAAATGGTCAGAACACTGTAGACGCTCGATCTGGCGTGTTCAGAGCGAAGGCAACGGGTGGTTTTGAACTCATCGGCGATATCACCCTAACGGGTAGCCTGCATGCGAGTGGTGATGTTGTAGCAGATAGGATCAGTTTGCAAAACCACACGCATGTTGGCGTTGCCAAAGGCCCCGCCTCCACGGGTAAACCCCAATGAGTTTTGCAGGTATGAACCGCAGCACAGGTCGCCGCCTTTCAGGCATCGAACATCTGCGCCAATCCGTTGAAACCATCCTGACAACGCCAATTGGCAGCCGGGTTATGCGCCGCGACTTTGGCTCTCGCTTGCCCGAACTGGTGGATAAGAACATCACCCAATCCCTGCGCATGCAGATGTTTGCGGCCACCGTCGATGCCCTGCGCAAATGGGAACCCCGCATCCATGTCGAACGTGTGTTTGTGGAACCCAGCGCGGATGTGAACAGCACCGTAAGCCTTGTGATTGAGGGGATTTATCTTCCCAATGGTCGCCTGGTCACACTGGAAGGGATTGAGCTATGAGTTTCACCCCGATTGATCTTGACCGGCTGCCCCCTCCTGAATTTATCGAACAGCCCGATTTTGAAGATATTTTGGCTGAGCGCAAAACACGCATGCTTCAAGTGGCCAAGGATCTGGGCGCAACGGATGCGGAACTGGCTGAAATCGCCGCAACTTTAGAACTTGAAAGTGAACCGGTTGTGCAAATCCTTGAAGAGGATAGCTACCGAGAGGTTTCATTGCGGGCTGAGGTGCAAGATGCGGGTATGGAGCGGCTGCTAGCCTTTGCACAGAACGGCAACTTGGACCATATCGCGGCGGGCTTTGGTGTTGAACGCGCCGTCGTCATTCCTGCTGACCCAGCAGCTACGCCACCTGTGCAAGAGGTCCAGGAGAGTGACGCACGCCTGCGCCGCCGCACCCAGCTTGCGCCGGAAAGTTACACCACCTGCGGCACCGAGGGCATGTTGATCTTTTGGGCACTGAATGCCTCGCCTCTGGTCAAATCAGCAAAGCCAGCCAGCCCCGCCCCTGCCCAAATCGTGCTGACCATCCTGTCAACGCAAGGAGATGGCACCGCAACACCGGATCTGTTGGATCTGGTGCGCCGTGAAGTGCAGCCCCGTGCGCCACTGGGCACTCAGGTTGTGGTTCGTTCCGCTGAGATCCTGCATTACACAGCTCATGCGGTGATCACGGTCTTTGACGGTCCTGATGCCGAGGTGTTGCGGGCCGTGTCAGAGGAAGAGTTGCGCAATTTCACCGAGGAACGCCATCAACTTGGTTATGACATCACGGTTGCAGGCCTGCATGGCGCAATATGGCAAGCCAATCTGCACAATATCAGCCTGGGCGATTTCTCCTCAGATCTGACTGTTGCGCCGCATCAGGCGGCCTATTGCACCGGGCTTTCAGTGACGATTGGGGGCCGCAATGCCTGATCTACAAAGCTTACAACCGGATCGCACCAGCATTTTGATGCGCGCTTTGGAAACCGTCATGGCAGAAAGCAAGCTGGGTTATGGCGATATCATTCGCGCGCTTGGTGATCCTGACACATACCCGGAACACCTGTTGCACTGGCCCGCATGGGAGAACTCTGTAGAGGTCTGGGACCACAATTGGCCCGCCGACACCAAACGTGAAGTCATCCGTAGATCCATTTTGGTGCACCGCTGGAAGGGCACACGGCGCGCGGTTGAGGAAGCGCTGGCGGCAATTGGATTTGATGCCGTCATTCGTGAATGGTTTGAGTTTGCAGACCATGAAGCGCGCCCAGAGCCGGGCACTTTCACGGTTTCAAACAGCATTGCAGCCGGGAGCTTTGTTGCAAGCGACACCTCATTGGCAGCCAGATCCGCCAAAGCGGTGATCGACGCGGCAAAACCCCTTGCAGCGCATTACGCCTTTCGTTTCGAGCAAGATAGCACGCAAACCGTGCGTTCTGCCGGGGCTTTGTTTGGCCGGACATTTGGCACCAAAGACAACGCATTGAACACTAGGCTGAATGCCAATGTCACATCTGCGGGCGGCCTTGCTGTGCAGATGCGCCAGGTCAAACCATCGGCCATGCCGTTGCGCAGTCTCGCCAGATCCGCCGGAACATTGCTTTGCATCATTCGAGAAAAGGAGGTTGCCCATGCGGCTTAACGTAACTGCAGCGGGCCATAGTGCACGCCAGGCGGCATTGCTCAATGGTACCAATATGTCACCGCTGGATCGCTTTGCGATTTCATCCGGGGGCACCGCCGATTTGGTTCATGCCACCCAGTTGGAGAATGTCTGGACCGAAGTGCCGTTGCTCTCAAAAGAAAGCAAATCGGCCTATACGATTGAATTGACCGGGAACATTCCGCCAGAGACAGCAGGCAAAATGCTGCATGTTGGCCTGCTGCTGGAAGATGGTACGCTGTATGCGACAGCGGAATATAACCCGGATGCAGGTGGCACATTCATCGACGCATCCACCACCTTCACGTTCTTTGGCTTGCTGACCGAAGAAAACTTTGACGGTCTGGTGATCCGTTATGAGGCGCTTGATGTGGATGACGTGTCACAGCGCATCGCCGCAAATGCCACGGCTCTGATCAACACCCAGATCGACGCAACCGTTTTTGAGCTGCTGAAATTCCAGTCTCAGAACGCAGCCCAGAACCTTGCCCTGCAAGCCCAGATTTCAACACTGAAAGGACAGTCCGAATGACTGATATTCCTGCATTTACGCAAGAGATGCGTAAGCTGAACCACAATGCAATGGAAGCCACCAAGGCTTTTCCCTTGCTGCTCTCAAGTACAAGTATTGTCTCGGTGGCGCTGGCAGATGGCACGGTTGTTGAAGTGCCTAGCGTGCCCCATCTGCAAGATCAGCTTTCAGCGGGCAATCTCGGCGCACGTGTTGGGGATCTTGAAGCACTCTCACGCGGCATGATCCAAGAAATTGACCAGATTGCCAACGAAAGTGGACTTGAGCGCGCCAGCACCTATTGGACGCCTCTGGATCTGGAAGACCACACCAATAGCGATTTAACCGAAACCCTATTTCGAGCGAATGTCGAAGAAGGACTGCGGTTGCCCTATGATGGGTTCACCGTGAACCAGGTTGATCGGAAATTTGAGGGCGGCGCGGCGCGCATTGGTGACTGGTTGTTGCCCAACTATACAGAAACCGTTGAAAATCGATTTACCAGCACGCCAGCCTACGGATCAAACCTTAACGTTAACCAGTATCCCATCGCGACTGAGTATAAAACGCGCACCCGGAGATATACCCGCCGAAGCTGGCGCGTCGGGCATTATTATCGGTGGCTGCGCTATCGTCGCCGTCGGTATGTGGTAACGCGCAGCTACACCGTGACCACAGTGGAAGCGCAGCAGGTTGCCTTGCAGGGCTCCATGATGGCGCAGACGTTCCGCGCAGATGCCCAAAAGGTGCTGACCGGGCTGGAAATTTACTGCTACCGGCCTGGTACCTACGCAGGGAGCAGCCCGCGTGTCATTCTCTGCGAAACTCAGTTCGGCCAGCCGGATCTTAACCAGATCATCGCGCATGGCGCATTCGTGAACGATGCACAGTTCCAGGGCGCTGGTTCTAGCACGGCTTACCGCTGCACCGTGGATCTTGACCGCCCTGTGCTGCTGGATGAGGGCAAGAGCTACGCCTTTATCGTCGCGGCGGACGGTCAGTTTAATGTAATCTACAATTCCAACAATGACCGCACCGGCGGGATCTTCTACACGCAGGATGCAGCGGCCTGGAACCAGGACATCGCCAAGGACATAGCGTTCGGCCTGCGGGTTGCGCAGTTCGCTGATACCGAAACCACCATTGAGATTGACCCAGTTGAACTGTCTGGCGGCATTGCCTCAATCAAGCAAGATTTACAGGCTGAGGTGCCAGGCGGCGGCGATGTGCAAACTGAATTTGAATTGAACGGGACTTGGTTCCCTGTGGTTGAGATGGACAATTTGACCAACCTGCCACCGCACACGCCGATGCGCCTGGTCATGACGGGCACGGAAGATGCTATGCCTTTCCTCAATGTACCCGGCTCGACAGTGACCGGCCTGCGTGCAGCAACCGATTTGAAATATTTTTCAAAGGAACGCCCGGAAGCAAAACAAGTACGCATCACCTATGAGCTGATCGGCTTTGAAGAGGCATTGCACACTTTTGATCCGGGGATCATCGCAAATGGCGTGCGTCACACGCCAAGCCTGATCGAACATCAGGACAGCGCAGATGGAAATATCCGCTCTTTGTCAGCGGTCTTCGACCTGCCCAGCATCATGGCATACCGCCACGACATCGAAGGCAGCACCATCAATCCTGCACGAGGGTTCGACATATCGTCGATCATCGAACTGAACACCTAAGGAGGCGGACAGAATGCAAACCACCACGCTACAGGCCGTCGCAATCATCGGCGGCAAAACCTACCCGGCGGGCACAGATGTGACCGCCACCCCAGAGGCCATTGCCGCCGGGATCGCGGCGGCGGCTAAGCTCAAGATGCGTCGTGAAATCGAAACCAAGGCCGGAGACGCTTTGTCGTTGCTGGGCAGTTTGTCCGATATCGCTGACCTGTTCCTGATGCACACCATTGCTGATGTGATCGCCATTTCTGAGCACCCCGAAAACGACGCACAGCGCCGCCGGTTGGAAATCATGCAGAGCCTTGCCGGAGATCATGACGTGGTTGCCCTGGCGCAATCCACCTTGGCGCGCATCCAGTCCGGGGAGGTCATGTTAACCGCTGATCTTAAGGGCCTCACATCCGTTTTGGATGAGGTTCTGGACCGGTCCACCCAAACCGCAGAAGTCCTGGCCGAAATGACCGCCACTTCCCACGCTGCAAATGATGAGGTTTCCAATGCCTGAAGGTTATTTCCACGGCTTACGACACGAATTTGACGATACCGGCACGCGCCCAATCGCCACCAAGTCGGATGAGAGCATATTTATCGCCTGTGAGGCACCCAACGCGGATGCCGCCAAGTTTCCAATTGGCGAAACCACCCTGATTTCCGGGCAGAATGACACGTCTTTGATTGCGGGCCTTGGCAATGGTGAAGGTGCGCCCAAATTCATCAATGGGATATTTGATCAGGTGGACGCACGCGTCTTTCTGCACCGGTTGCCAGAGGGAGCCAATGAGGCGGAAACGATTTCCAACACCATTGGCGGCATTGACGTGGATACAGAGCAGCGCCACGGCCTGCAGGCTGGTTTTGGCGTAAAGCAAAAATTCGGCATTGATCCTTCAATCTTTATTGCGCCTGGCGTCTCGCAGCACCAGGCGGTTGCAACAGAGCTTGCCTCTGTGTCCAAGAAACTGGCAGCCGTGTTTGCCCTGGATGGTCCCAACGGGAAAGTGCAGGACGCCATCACCTATCGCGGCAACTTTGATGAGCCGCATGGTATGCTGGTTGATCCATATGTATCCGTCTGGGACACCGAAACAGATCAATATGTGATCGAGCCAAACTCCGCACGTGTTGCTGGGATCATTGCCGCAACGCCGTGGTGGGAAAGCGCATCCAGTCGCAAAATCTACGGTATCAATGGGCCTGCCAAAGACATTGATTACCGAGGCGGCGACGGGACAAGCCGCGCTGAATTGTTGAACCAGAACCATGTTGGCACAGTCGTGCGCCACCCCAAGGGCGGTTACAAATTGCTTGGCGGGCGTGGTCTGGGAACGGACCCAAAGTTCATATTCTTCAAACGCGCGCGCGTCATCAATGTGTTTGCCCGCACCATTCTTGATCAGATGCAATGGGCGGTCGATCGGAATATGAACCGCCGCTACTATGAAAGCGTCGTGGACAGCATGAACAAGTGGATCCGCCGGGAAACCGAGCTGGAACACATTGCAGGCGGTCGCTGCTGGATCGAGCCAGGCGTAAACACTCCAGAAACCCAAGAGGGCGGCGATGCCTTCTTTGATTATGATTTCGTCGAATACGGCGAAGCCGAACGCGTCACATTCAGAGCGCATATCAACAACGGCTATCTGGCCAACATCCTGCCCGTCTAACCCAGATCTGAGGAGACACACATATGATCCCTGAAATCTTCATTGATGTTGACCTCTATTCAGAGGATGACAGCTTTATTGGCGTTTGCGAAACCCTGACGCCCCCCAAGTTCATGCCCAAGGTGCATGAGCTGCTTGGCTCCAATATGCTTTGGTCGGCCCGTATCAAGAATTACCGGTTTGAAGAACCGGAAATTGAATTTGAGATGCTGAACAAAACGCCAGAATTCCTGCGCTACGTGGACGTGCGCCCCGGCGAAACACGCCTGTTCACCGCCAAATGCGCCACCTCAGATGACAACGGCACTCTGCATTCCTGGGTGCACAAATATGAGGTGAGCTTTGGCGGGCCGGACTTTGGCGGCTTCAAGCCCGGTGATCCCAGCAAAACCAAGGCCAAGGGCGACATCGTGTATTGCGAGATCCTGCGCGACGGCGTGCAGGAATTTGAGGTGCACCGGGGGCCGCCCGCCAAACTTATCGTCGGGGGGGTGGACCTTCTGGCCGATCTAAACGCCGCAATGGGCCGCAGCTAAGCCCGAACCAGAAAGGAAACAGGCACATGACAATTGAACGCGAAAAGACTTTTGATCTGCAATTTCCCGTTACCTACAAGGGGGAAGAGATCAGCGAAATCACCCTGCGCCGTCCCAAGATGGCAGATGTCAAGAAACTGTCATCCGCTAAGGGCGACACTCTGGCGGCCTCATCACAAACGGTGGCGGATCTGGCAGGCAAACCCATCGGGATGATTGATGAGCTGGACCCCGAAGATTACGCCCCGTTGCAGGTCTGGACGCAGGGTGTTTTGGGGAAGTTATCGCCCGAGTAGGTGACCCTTACGGGCGCGGCATACGTGCCGCGCGCCTACTCATGTCGAGGGCGTTCCATTGGCAGCCCAGTGAAATGGACGCAATGGACGCAATCGACTTTCTGGATGATGTGGAGCTTGCCCAAGAGCTTCTGAAGTCTCAATAAATCAAACCTGTGAGCCGGAAATGAACCGTGGTCTTGATGTATCCGTTTTTGTGAACATGGCGAATAACCTTGCCAAACCGTTGAAAGACGCGGAGGGCAAGGTGAAAGACTCTACAGATCGCATGCGCAAAAGCCTGACACTTTCCCTGAAACTGGGCGGTGCAGGTCTGGCCGCAACAGGCATCAAGGTTGCCACCAATAGTATCATTCAGAATTTCACGCAAAGCACCAAGGAAATCCAGCGCGCGACAGGTGATCTGCGCGCGCTGGGGATGCAAGATATTCAAGCTGTTGTCCGCGAAGGGCGGCGGTTGCAAAACACCTATGTTGGACTGACCACAGAGGCTTTTGTGCGCGCGGCGTATGACATTCGATCCGGTGTCAGCAGTCTAACAGATGAGGGCGTGGCCGCCATGACTGCTGCGGCGCTGACCGTGGCCAAGGCCACTAAAGGCGTGCCAGAAAGCATGACATCGCTGTTTGCAACCTCTTACGGGATCTTCAAAAAGCAGTTTGCCGACATGTCCGACGCTGATTTTGGCGATATGTTCGGCGCAGCTCTGGCCAAATCCGTACAACAGTTCAAGACCGATGGCGCAAAGATGCAGCAGGCCATCGAAAGCGCCGGAGCTGGTGCCACAAACCTTGGCATGTCGATGATTGAACAATTGACGCTCCTGGGCATGATGCAACAGCAAATGTCAGCCGGTGAAGCCGGGACCGCGCTTAAGTCTTTTGTCTCAAACGCCGCGAAAGCTCATGAAGCATTCCAAGATATGAAGATTACCGCAAAAGCGCCGGTGCGTGTAAAGGTCTTGGACGTCAACGGTCAAATGCGTGCAATGCCTGATATTCTTTCAGACATCAAAGCCAGATATGGTGAAACGTTAGATGCTTTTGAAGCTGCAGAGATCAAAAAGGCTTTTGGCACAGATGAAGCGATGAAGCTGATTGATGCTTTGTATGGGCAGGCAGATGCAGTGCGGGCAAATGCCGATGCATTAGAAGAGGCTGCCCAACAAGGCGCTGAATTCACCGCCAATATGGCTGCCGATGTTGATGATTATGACGGAGCCGGTTGGGAAAAATTCCAGCAACAACTTAAATCTATTAAAGAAGAAGTCGGAGAAGGCCTGTTGCCCGCACTGGATGCGTTGGCAGTGCCAATGGCCAATATTGCCCAAATTGTTGCCGGGTTTGTGCAAGAAAATCCCAAGCTTGTGACAGGCTTTGGGTCCATAGTTGCTGGCTTGTTTGGTATCGCCTCAACCGCAGCTCCGATCCTTTACGGATCAGCGGCGCTGGTCAACAGTTGGGCCGCTCTAAGCCTTGGCAGTTCTAAACTTGCAGTTGGCTTGCTGCGCATACCAGGTCTGTTGCTAGGTATGCTGAACCCATTGAAACTGGTGCGCGGCGCATTCATCGCCCTGCGCTTTGCCTTGATTTCTACCGGCATTGGAGCGATTGCAGTTGGTCTCGCTACCGCTGGCCTTTGGGTTTACAATAATTGGTCTGGCCTGTCGGCGATGTTCAGTGCCTTTGGTAGGGCTTTGTACAACTCTCTCGGTCCAGCGAAACCGTTGGTTGATGGTCTGTCCGCTGGCGTGACACGCTTAACTGGCTGGATTAGCACCCTTGTGGGGCCGATTGATGCCAGCGCTGCCCAATGGGAGGCATGGGGTGATAAGGCAGGCCGTGCAATTGGTGACGCAATTGCTGGCATTCTTGGGTTTGATTGGCAGAGCCTGTTAACACTGGATGGCCTGAAAGCGGCTTGGAGCGGTATAACCAGATTTATCGGACCAGCATTCGCTACGCTTTGGGATACACTCAATCCACTGTCGTGGACTGGGCTGGTTAAAGCGGATGATCTGAAATCCGCCTGGGACAACATCAAATCAACGCTGCAAGACTATACACCGCATGCGTTGATCCTAAAGTCCTGGGACACTGTAACCACGTGGTTTGCGGATCGTTGGGAGACGATCAAAAGTGGCGTCACAACCGGCTGGGATGCCATCAAAAACGGGTTTGCCACCTATCATCCTGCAGGGATCATCTACACCCATTGGGAGACGATTTCCGATTGGTTCAGCGCCCTTTGGGATAAAGTGAAAACCACATTCACCACCAAATGGGATGAAATCCGGGATGCGCTGGACATCCGCGATTGGTTTAACTTTGCCTGGTCGGATGTTCTACCGGATTGGGATTGGGGCGCGATCATTCCCGAATTGCCTGATCTAAAAGGCATGTTCACCGATGCCAGCGAGACCATTGATGTGCGCTTGGAAAATCGCGCATCCAATGTGATGGGCCGTGAATGGCAGGAAGGGCTGGACCTGATTGCCGATTATCGACAAGGGCTGATCGACATCGAGGAGGTGCGCGCGCGCCTTGCCGCAAAGGTCGCGACGGAAAGCGGCGCGATGTTCAACAGTTTTGAGGTGAACCGTGCAGAGGACATGCTGGCGCTTTTGCAAGAGATAGAGGCAACCCCAGCAACACTCCCTGAGATCAAAGACCCTGAAACACTGGTGGAAGCCGCCCGCGCGGCTGAGGATCTGGCACAGCAATACCCTGTTTTGACAGCTGCAGCCCAAGAAACACAGGCCGTCGTTTCAGCCTCCATGTCGCAAATGATTTCCGATCTGCAAACAACAAGCCTGGTCAGTGAAGGCCAGCGCCTCATGCAATCTCTGGCGCAAGGTATCCGTTCCCAGCGGGATACAGTCACCGCCGCTGTTGAAGACATCACAAGATCCATTCAAAATGCTTTGCCAAAATCCGCACATTTGCAGATTGCGGCCACCGCTGGGCCTGCACTGGCGGGGCAAAAGGTACAGGCTCGCGCCCGTGGTGGCAGCTTTAACGCAGGCTGGTTGCTCACAGGGGAAGAAGGCCCGGAATTGCGATATGCCAGCAAGGGTGGGTTCATCGCGCATCACCGCGCCTTGCGGGGCATGTTGGACATGGCTGGGCAAGCCCGCAGGCTGGTCACCGGCTTGGATCTGGGCAGCTTGACCCGTGGCCTTGATATTCAAGGTTTGATCAAATCCAGCACAGGGGCCGCAATCGGAACAGGTGCGCTGGCCACCGCTGCCGCTGCTGGGCCTCAGGTGGGGGCGGTGGATTTCAAAGCCATCGCCGCACAGATTGGCGGTCATGAAAAACAGGTCACAATTACGATGAACCCGACCTATCACATTCCCATCAATGGTGATGTGTCCACCGATATGGAAGCGCGGTTGCGCCAGATCCTGACCGACCATATGCGCCAGGCGCAGCACGATTTAGAAAGCCTGTTTGATGACTGATGTTCAAATGATCCTTGGTGACTTTCAATTCAAAATCACCACTGCAGAGTTCCGCTCTCTTGAGCGTCGTCATGATCAAAACAAGGCCGTCCTGAAACGCGTTGGCACGCAATCAGCAACGCAGCACATCGGGGCAGATGTCGGCGTGATCAAAATGAATGGGACTGTGTTGCCCCATTGGAACGGCGGCTGGGGACAGATGGATCGTCTGCGCGCTATGGCCAACGACGGTGATGCGCTGGAATTGATAGATGGCTTTGGCAAAAGCTGGGGTCCATGGGACATCACCAGTGTTGTGGAAACGGGCAGCGAATACTTTAACGGCGCACCTCTCAAGATTGAATTTGGCGTGACCTTGCAGGAATACGGCGGGGATCGCGGGCGCGGTGTAGATCTTCTGGCTCTTGGTGCGTCTCTTCTGGCGAGGTTAATATGAACTATCAGACCGTTGCAGGAGATGTGCTAGACGCGATCTGCGCCAAACACTATGGCGACAACGCCTTTGATATCCGCAAAGTCCTAGAGGCCAATCCGGGTTTGGCGGCCAAAGGCCCGGTTTATCCCGCGCGGCTCACAATTGTATTGCCAGACCGCGCCCGGCTGCATCCCAAACCACAGATCATTAGACTGGTGGACTGACCATGAAACCTGCATTCCGTGTCTTGATGAATGGGGTCGATGTCATGGGGCGCATCCAGACGCGGGTGATCAGCCTGACCATAAGCGATGCCGCCGGAACAAACGCCGATACCTTGCGCCTTGAACTGGATGACCATGGCAATCACATCGCAGAACCACCAGACGGCACATTGATCCATGTTGCGCTCGGATATGAGGGCAGGCCTCTTTTGCCCATGGGCACATTTATTCTGGATGAGGTTACTTATGAGATCGCCCCGGATCGCATGATCTTATCTGCAAAAGCTGCGCAGTTTGGCGGCACGCTCAAAGATCAGAAAACCCGCAATTGGGATGGGCACACAAATGAGCAAATTGTGCAGGCTATCGCAGAAGACCACCAACTGACCCCAAAAATCGCAGATCATCTAAAGCCCATCAAACATGAGTATCTGGCCCAAAGGGCGGAAAGCGATATCAATTTTTTGAATCGCATCGGGCAGGATCAGGATGCCATCGTTTCGGTGAAAGAACTGCCAGACAAGGGCCATGCGCTTTTGTTCCTTGGCAAAGGTGAAGGCAAAACCACAAGCGGGGCCACCTTGCCGCAAACAACGGTCTATAAATCTCAGCTGATGCCGGGATCACGCGTCACCAAAAACAAAGCCACTCTCTATAAGAGTGTCAAAGCCATTTGGCATGATAAGAAGATCGGTGAGAAAAAGGCCGTTACCGCTGGGGAAGGTGCACCGGTTTTTGAAATCACCCATCCTTATAAATCCGAAGGCAGCGCCAAGCGCGCAGCCCATGCAAAGCTGGATGAGGAAGCCCGCACCGGCCACTCTGTGTCTTTAAACCTTATTGGAAACCCAGCCCTGCGCGCAGAAGGGCAACTCCGCGTGATTGGCCTGCGCCAAAACATCCCAAGCACATGGTCGATCACAAACGTAACCCACCGACTAAACGCCGGTGGGTACACCACCCAAATCCAGGGTGAATTGCCAAAATCAGAAGTCCAAGAC